GTGTCGGTCGAGCTTCACCCTCCTTGATCATCTCAGAATTATACATAACATAAAGAACACCTAGAACAGTCGTCGCGAGAACAAAAATTCTAGGATCACGTCGAATTAAATAGACAAAACATGCGGCATAAATAATAAATCGAGATGCAGCATTCACACGCTCATCTGCCGACTGGGTATTAGTAGGCCAGAACTGTAAGACCTTATCCATATGAATAAGTTCTCGCGGGTCCTCAAACCAAACCTTCATTTATATACTATGAGTTTATTTTTTCAACATGCTACTAAACATGCTCATGAGTGCCTTTTCATCAATTTGACCATCACCCGTCTGGATCTTATCGGCACAATCCTTAGCCACACTTTCGATGAGTGAAAGCGTCTCTTGTGGGATCGACGTGATAGTCGTACCAAGCATGTACAGCGTTTGCAAATATTGCCACACAGCATTCTTGGTGCCATCCGTCATCTTTTCACTCCAATATTCCTCAATGTTCAGGTCTTTGAGAAACTCGATGTTCTTAATATCATCCGTAAAGAAGGTGTCATCTTTTTGAGAAATTTTACCGGCATGAGCAGATACACCCGCCATGTATGCCTCCACACACTTACGTGGGTTAGCAGATCTAAGTAAGTCAAAAGACGTCATAAATTTTTTGATTCCTTTTTCCTCTGGAAAAGTCTTGTGCAATTCCACAAGAAATTGACCCATCATATCATTGAATGCAGTCACCGAAGCCATTTTACTATGTACTAGTACCATCTAATCTTTAAGTCAGAAGGGTTCAGACGATATCGTTTCACGTTGTCCTAGACCGTTCGCTACAATAAAATACACGAGAATCAAGTTAAGCACAGCTGGTTTCACGTAGCTGCTGTTTGGGAGCTTATCTTCGTTGTTAAGACGAGCTTTCAAGTGTATATAACCCGCGGTGATCGCGGCGGCGATGAGACCGGCCCACATCGGGTCGCGGAGATAGTCTGAGAGTTCCATTTAATTATAACCAACTTTTTTTGTTCTCTCATCGGCAGCATCACCAAAAAGGACATCATCATCCTCGATGTCACCTGGGGGAGCCGGGACATTCTGTATAGTCTTGAATTCATTATCAAGACCATTTACCATCGGTTCCGGTTCCGGTTCCGGTTGCGGTTCCGTCACGGGTTCCATCATGGGTTCCGGTTCCCGAAACGTTTCCGGTTCCTCAAATGTTTCTGGCTCCGGTTCCTCGGTCATTTCATCATAAATATCGGGATCTTCGGTGTCTGTCTGCATGGCGTCACCACCCAAATCAATATTACGATCGGCTTGTGACATGTACGTTTGGAGGATTTGCTGCACCGGAATGAGCTCCTTCACAGTTTCTTCGATACTCGCACAGAAGCGGAGTCGCAATTGACTATCACGGATATGTTCCGATTGTTCTTCATGATACACGTATGGATCCTTATAGAGTTCTTTAGCTGCATTATTATAACACGTTTGAATAAATACTTCATTGGATGGAAGCTTCAATGCAATCTTTTTGTTATCTGCGTTCAGTCTCACCGAAGACAGAATCTTCGTGCACGCCACAAACACTGCGGCTAACAAATCGTTAAACCACGCGCATCGACTCGTGACATTATCCGCGTGTTTCTTTGACATGGCGTTACTCCAATTGGGTACTTCCTTTAACAATTTCTGATACATAATCAAAACCTTTCGCCCCTTTGAAAGCTTTGACGCTTCTTCGTACATCTCTGCGAAAACTTCAATCATAGGCGGGCACATTACACTGCACAATTGACCAATGTATTCACGTTTAGCCTCAACCATAATATTGAGTGTGTCAGACATGAATATATAGTATTTTTACATTTTAAACTTTAAGTCTTGCACGCATGACCTCGAGTATTACTGAATATCTTTCCTGTATTTATTTGCTATCTTTTTCAAATTTATAAACGATGGTAATTCTACTTCATCGGGTGCACGCGCACTATCCACTCTTGATGATTGTGGCGTTTTCCATGTCACGTGTAAGTCTATATTTGATATCACCCTGACAACGAATCCTCCGAGTTCAAGTTGTCGCTTTAGATATGTACATGCGTGCGTTCTGTCAAATGTCGGATAACCGAATACAACCGACGGCACACGCAAAAATACTTGCTTACCACCCATCTCAACCGTATACTTAATCTTTCGACAGAACTGTTCGTATATTTTCGTATACAACTCTTTCTTAATCTTTTTACGATTAGATTCAATGTTTACGATATCAGAGACATTGATCATTACATTTACTGTAATTTATTTTTAGCCAAATTGAACTCATCCGAAGTCACACTCACCTTTTCCTTGATCAATGTGTACTCAAAGAAATCTTGACCACCAATGTCGGTTTGTTCATACGGGGATGTATCACCTGGGAGTTTTACATCGATCGGTTGTTTCGTCAACGCAATCACTTCGGTCTTGGGTGTGACACGTACATCGGCTGTCACTGTAAATCCAGACACAAAACCTTCACGACTCATCACCATGAACATACATCGATAAAACATGTCACCACGCATAGTCTTGTGTTCGTATTTCTTGACTGCAATTGTTTCGATGATGTATGTGGGTTTATTATACTTTTCTGTTATGTAGTTGTTTGTCACGAGAACAATATCATTCATCAGGTCATGCCCAATTTCGGCTTTACTTTCGACATAGTTATCAATATCATTCGTTGTCGATATCTCAGTTTGTCTCACGGTGCTTGTGGGGCTACCTGGAAAAAATATCAGAGTGAGAGCAATTACCAGAGCGATAAGAATGGCGATGTTATTCATTACTATTATATGCGTTAATTTTTTTACAGAAATAAATGAACTATTTATAGCATATGTCTCTTCTGGTGTATAGTCCGAACTGTCCCCACAGCCTGGATATTATTGAGTATATCAATAATAATTCACAGTTGAAACAACTTGTAAAATTACACAACATAAACACACAAGGCATACCGTACAACTATAGGTCCAGTATTACACGCGTACCAACCATGCTTACTAAAAATGGTAAATTGCTCGTCGGTAAAGAAATCAAAAACTGGCTCACGTCATTACTCCCAAATAACGAATTATCGCATTATGAATTTGGAGATTTTGGTGGTGGAATGTGTTCGATTGACGGTAAAGATGGTGATGATGGTATATTTAATCTGGATAATTACGGCGTCTCATTACAACCTGCGATGACAAAGGATTTGGAAGATAAAATTAATCGCAGTGTGAATGAAGCGTATAATAATATAAAGACATAACGCGATACTAGACTAGTTATGAAACTTGTAACAATACAAGCATCGGCGATTAAGTCAACCTTTGAGGTTCTTAAAGATATTCTCAATGACGTAAATATTTACTTTAAACCCGATGGCATGTATATCATTACACTCGATACCGCGAGAGTCGCTCTCGTGGATGTCTTCCTCGCGGCTGAAAATTTTGACGAGTATGAATGCGACCAAGAGATCTTAGCTGGTATAAACATCTCAAATACATTCAAACTTTTGAAAACAATTACAAACAACGATGTATTGACTATGTCTGTGAATTCAAAGGAATATATGAACATTACAATTAAAAGTGAAGCTAAGAAGACGACCACCGACTTTCAACTCAAATTATTAGATATCAATGAAAATAGAATTGAAGTTCCTGTCATTGATATGACGACTGTGACGACCATGCAATCGGCCGACTTCCAGAGAATGTGTCGAGACATGTCTAACATCGGTACCAATATTGAAATTATTAGACATGCGAATCTATTAACCATGAGATGCTCGGGGGATTTCGCCAATCAAGAAACATCGATTGAATGTGTCGACGAAAGTCCGCACGTCTCAGGGACTTATTCACTTCGGTATATGAATACGTTTACAAAGGCGACGAGTATGTGTTCAACTGTACAACTCATGCAAGAAGCAAACAGTAAATTTTTGATATTGAAATATAATGTGGCAGACCTTGGTGAACTTAAGTTTTATCTCGCGTCTAAGGTATCCGAAGACTCGTTATGAGATCTTCGTAAGATGATACAACTTTAGTAAGCCCAAGCGCGTTTACTAATTTAATTTTTGGATACTCATTCTTAAGGGTCTCCTCGTCGTAGTACAACATATATTTGATAGGTACGTCTTGTCCGTGAAAGTCGCTCTTTGGTCCCGCATATCGTCTGACCTTGTTTGTTATGTCTCGTACAGGTTTATTATTATTATCAAGAAGTGTAACGCTTATCATTGGAATACTGAATGATATCGTGTTATTAAAAGTGACCGGCCACGGACTCTTGATATCCATAGTAATAAACTTGTATTGTTTATTTCCGTACCAATATTTAATTCGTAAGATTGTCTTCGTCACATTTTCTGGAATGTCCTCGGTGTGATATAAGTCTTCGTCAGTCACATCAACAAAATAATTATCGAGTACATTATCTTTCCAATGCTTGGATTCGCGTTTCCAAAATCCATCTTCGGTTACATTGTATTTTTTAGTGTGGTCAACATAGTACTCGAGTTGTTTAGATTCAATTTTAAAATCGTTTCTATCCGTAAATTTACGGTAGATACCATAAATCCATATAATGAGATGGCTTAAAAGATTACGAAGCATTATCATTTATAGTAATGGAAGGTAACTTTTTAAGTAGATATAAGAACAAATTAGATAACTGGAAATCTCTTATAGACGAAGATCCCACAATGCGAGGTCAATATGAATCTGATATGAGTGATTACATTATAAAATGTATGCCTTACATGAACAAATATACGGAAGATACCGAAGAAGTTGTTTCAACTGATAATATATTCAATGTTGTTGAAACAAATGGTATTAAACGTAAAGATATATTCACGGACTATCTCATAGATGTCGAAAATCAGAATATATCTAGACCACACATTAAGAAGAGTGACGCGTGTGGTTTTTGTGAGAGTAGCAATATAGTTTTTTTTAGTGATACGAGTGATGCCGTATGTGATAGTTGTGGTCGCGTAGCCGTGGTTCTAAATAACGAAGAACCAACCTACAAAGAAGAACAAGAAATGTTTGAAAAGATTATAAATTATTCATACAAAAGAGAAAATCACTTTAATGAATGGTTGTCACAATTTCAAGCGCAAGAGATGACGACGATACCAGATGAGGTCATCGAACAACTTCGTCTAGAGTTGAAGAAGATGAAAATCAAATCGATGGATGAAATCACACACACAAAGATTCGAAGTCTTTTGAAGAAATTGAAATGGAATAAATTTTATGAACACGTTCCATACATCACAAATATACTGAATGGTATAAAACCACCAAACATGCCACAGGAATTGGAAGAAAAACTTCGAATCATGTTCAAAGATATTCAAAAACCATTCGACGATAACTGTCCTAAAGATCGTAAAAACTTTTTGAGTTATTCGTATGTACTTTATAAATTTTGTGAACTTTTGGGTGAGGATCAATATTTACAATACTTTCCACTTTTGAAGTCGAAAGAAAAGTTGTATCATCAAGATGTCATATGGAAAAATATATGCAA